TGCCGATCGTGTCTGCGTGGGAGAAGGGCATGGAGGCTGCGCGCGCGCTGATGGACAAGTACCACGTGGATAACGATCTAAAGGCGAACTTCAAGCTACTGCCTGACCAAGTGGAAGCCCTGGCGGCCGTATGTAAGACCTGGCTGAACGAGGAGCACCGCGGGTTGCAGCTGACCTTTACCAGCAACAAGACCTTTGTGACGATGATGGGGCGATTCCTGCAAGCGTACCTGCAGTCGTTTGCAGAGGTGACCTACAAGCACCACGAGCCCACGGGCTGCGCGTTGTGGCTGCACCGCTGCGCTGAGATCGAAGGCGAGCTTAAGTGTCTACACGGGAGCATTATGATAAATAAGGAGCACGTGATTGAAATGGATGTGACGAGCGAAAACGGGCAGCGCGCGCTGAAGGAGCAGTCTAGCAAGGCCAAGATCGTGAAGAACCGGTGGGGCCGAAATGTGGTGCAGATCTCCAACACCGACGCAAGGTGCTGTGTGCATGACGCGGCCTGTCCGGCCAATCAGTTTTCCGGCAAGTCTTGCGGCATGTTCTTCTCTGAAGGCGCAAAGGCTCAGGTGGCTTTTAAGCAGATCAAGGCTTTCATGCAGGCGCTGTATCCTAACGCCCAGACCGGGCACGGTCACCTTCTGATGCCACTACGGTGCGAGTGCAACTCAAAGCCTGGGCATGCACCCTTTTTGGGAAGGCAGCTACCAAAGTTGACTCCGTTCGCCCTGAGCAACGCGGAGGACCTGGACGCGGATCTGATCTCCGACAAGAGCGTGCTGGCCAGTGTGCACCACCCGGCGCTGATAGTGTTCCAGTGCTGCAACCCTGTGTATCGCAACTCGCGCGCGCAGGGCGGAGGCCCCAACTGCGACTTCAAGATATCGGCGCCCGACCTGCTAAACGCGTTGGTGATGGTGCGCAGCCTGTGGAGTGAAAACTTCACCGAGCTGCCGCGGATGGTTGTGCCTGAGTTTAAGTGGAGCACTAAACACCAGTATCGCAACGTGTCCCTGCCAGTGGCGCATAGCGATGCGCGGCAGAACCCCTTTGATTTTTAAACGGCGCAGACGGCAAGGGTGGGGGTAAATAATCACCCGAGAGTGTACAAATAAAAAACATTTGCCTTTATTGAAAAGTGTCTCCTAGTACATTATTTTTACATGTTTTTCAAGTGACAAAAAGAAGTGGCGCTCCTAATCTGCGCACTGTGGCTGCGGAAGTAGGGCGAGTGGCGCTCCAGGAAGCTGTAGAGCTGTTCCTGGTTGCGACGCAGGGTGGGCTGTACCTGGGGACTGTTAAGCATGGAGTTGGGTACCCCGGTAATAAGGTTCATGGTGGGGTTGTGATCCATGGGAGTTTGGGGCCAGTTGACAAAGGCGTGGAGAAACATGCAGCAGAATAGTCCACAGGCGGCCGAGTTGGGCCCCTGCACGCTTTGGGTGGACTTTTCCAGCGTTATACAGCGGTCGGGGGAAGAAGCAATGGCGCTACGGCGCAGGAGTGACTCGTACTCAAACTGGTAAACCTGCTTGAGTCGTTGGTCAGAAAAGCCAAAGGGCTCAAAGAGGTAGCATGTTTTTGAGCGCGGGTTCCAGGCAAAGGCCATCCAGTGTACGCCCCCAGTCTCGCGACCGGCCGTATTGACTATGGCGCAGGCGAGCTTGTGTGGAGAAACAAAGCCTGGAAAGCGCTTGTCATAGGTGCCCAAAAAATATGGCCCACAACCAAGATCTTTGACAATGGCTTTGAGTTCCTGCTCACTGGAGCCCATGGCGGCAGCTGTTGATGTTGCTTGCTTCTTTATGTTGTGGCGTTGCCGGCCGAGAAGGGCGTGCGCAGGTACACGGTCTCGATGACGCCGCGGTGCGGCTGGTGCACACGGACCACGTCAAAGACTTCAAACAAAACATAAAGAAGGGTGGGCTCGTCCATGGGATCCACCTCAAAGGTCATGTCTAGCGCGTGGGCGGAGTTTGCGTAGAGAAGGTTTTGGCCCAGGTCTGTGAGCGCACCCATGGACATAAAGTTACTGGAGAATGGGATGCGCCACAGGGTGCGGTCGCAAAGAAACTTTTTCTGGGTAATACTATCAACCGCGGTTTTGCCTATTAGGGGGTAGGGAACATTAGCGGGGTAAGCTTGTCCCTCGCGCATGGTGGGAGCGAGGTAGCCTACGAAGCCTGAGTTGTTATGCTGGTGGATAATTCCAACCTGCTGATAATCTTTGTATTTAGTATCGTCCACCACTTGCCGGCTCATGGGCTGGAAGTTTCTGAAGAACGAGTACATGCGGTCTTTGTAGCTTTCTGGAATGTAGAAGCCCTGGTAGCCAATATTGTAGTTGGCCAACATCTGCACTAGGAACCAGTCCTTTGTCATGTTGCACTGAGCTACGTTATAGCCCTCCCCGTCAACTGAGCGCTTAATCTCAAACTCATTGGGAGTAAGCAGGCGGTCGTTGCCCGGCCAGCTAACAGAAGAGTCAAAAGTAATGGCCACCTTCTTAAAGGTGTGATTAAGATAGAAGGTTCCGTCAAGGTATGGTATGGAGCCAGAGTAGGTGTAGTAAGGGTCGTAGCCTGATCCCAGGGAAGGGGTTTCCTTTGTCTTCAAGCGTGTGAAGGCCCAACCGCGAAATGCTGCCCAGTTGCGCGATGGGATGGAGATGGGCACGTTGGTGGCGTTGGCGGGTATGGGATATAGCATGTTGGCGGCGGAAAGGTAGTCATTAAAGGACTGGTCGTTGGTGTCATTTCTGAGCATGGCTTCCAGCGTGGAGGCCGTGTTGTGGGCCATGGGGAAGAAGGTGGCGTAAAGACAAATGCTGTCAAACTTAATGCTAGCCCCGTCAACTCTAAGGTCGTTTCCCAGAGAGCTCTGCAGAACCATGTTAACATCCTTCCTGAAGTTCCATTCATATGTGTATGAGCCTGGCAGGAGGAGGAGGTTTTTAATGGCAAAAAACTTTTGGGGCACCTGAATGTGAAAAGGCACGTAGCGGCCGTTTCCCAACAACATGGAGCGGTAACGCAGGCCCGCATTGCGGTGGTGGTTAAAGGGATTAACGTTGTCCATGTAGTCCAGAGACCAGCGCGCCCCAAGGTTAATGTAGCAGTCTACAAGCCCAGGAGCCACCACTCGCTTGTTCATGTAGTCGTAGGTGTTGGGGTTGTCAGATATTTCCACGTTGGTGGGGTTGTATTTTAGCTTGTCTGGCAGGTATAGTGCAATATTGGAGTAAAGGAAATTTCTCCATAGGTTGGCATTTAGGTTAATTTCCATGGCAAAGTTGTTACCCACTCCTATTTCATTACGTGTTGCAAAAGTTTCATCTTTTGTCCATGTAGTATTTCCATTATCACCTGCGCCATTGCCATTAGCCTTAATAGCTTGATAGGTGTCAGTTACCCCAATACCCCCAAGAGGGAAACAATAATTTGGCAATTCATCCTCAGTTCCATGGTTTTCAATGATTCTAACATCTGGGTCATAGCTGTCTACAGCCTGATTCCACATAGAAAAATATCTGGTTCTATCACCTATGGAATCAAGCAAAAGTTGATAGGACAGCTCTGTGTTTCTGTCTTGCAAATCTACCACGGCATTTAGCTGCGATGCCTGACCAGCAAGAACACCCATGTTGCCAGTGCTGTTATAATACATTAGGCCAATAAAATTGTCCCTGAAAGCGATGTAATTGGGTCTGTTTGGCATAGATTGTTGACCCAACATAGCTTTAGAATTTTCATCACCTTTTCCAGGTTTGTAAGACAGATGTGTGTCTGGGGTTTCCAAATTTACATCTTCACTGTACAACACCACTTTTGGTTTAGTGGCATTGCCTTGCCGGTCGTTCAAAGAGGTAGTATTTGAGAAGAATTGCAAGTCAACCTTTGGAAGAGGCACCCCTTTTTCATCCGGAACCAGGACGGATTGGCCACCAAAAGGATTTGTAGGCCTGGCATAAGATCCATAGCATGGTTTCATGGGAGTTGTTTTTTTAAGCACTCTCCCTCCTGCTGCATTAGCATCAGCTTCGTTCCACTGAGATTCGCCAATTTGAGGTTCTGGTTGATAGGAAGGATCTGCATATACAGGTTTAGCTTGTGTTTCTGCATTGTCTGATCCTATTTGTAGCCCGCTTTTTGTAATTGTTTCTCCAGACAAAGGAGCCTGGGCATAAACATGTGTTTTCTTAGTAGCCTGATCTCGAGCGTTTTGCTCTTCCTCTTCCTCTTCTTCATCTTCATCTTCCTCTTCTTCTTCATCCTCGGCAACCGCCCGGCCGCTATCTTCGGTTTGTTCCCACTCACAGGAGTTGGGAGCGCCCTTGGGAGCTAGAGCGTTGTAGGCAGTGCCAGAGTAGGGCTTGAAAGTAGGGCCCCTGTCCAGCACGCCGCGGATGTCAAAGTACGTGGAAGCCATATCAAGCACGCGGTTGTCACCCACAGCCAGGGTGAACCGCGCCTTGTACGAGTACGCGGTATCCTCGCGATCCACAGGGATGAACCGCAGCGTCAAACGCTGGGACCGGTCTGTGGTCACGTCGTGCGTAGGCGCCACCGTGGGGTTTCTAAACTTGTTATTCAGGCTGAAGTACGTCTCGGTGGCGCGGGCAAACTGCACCAGCCCGGGGCTCAGGTACTCCGAGGCGTCCTGGCCCGAGATGTGCATGTAAGACCACTGCGGCATCATCGAAGGGGTAGCCATCTTGGAAAGCGGGCGCGCGGCGGCTCAGCAGCTCCTCTGGCGGCGACATGGACGCATACATGACACACATACGACACGTTAGCTATCAGAAGCATCGTCGGCGCTTCAGGGATTGCACCCCCAGACCCACGATGCTGTTCAGTGTGCTTTGCCAGTTGCCACTGGCTACGGGCCGCAACGAT